AAAATGTTAGATGATATGTGTTCTTGCGAAGAAGTCGAATCTGGGCTGATGAAATGGGATGAAAATTGTCCTCAGCATGGAAGAGCCGCTCAGTATTTTGAGCGTGAGTGGCAGGAGTATCGTCAAAAAATAAAAGCCGCCCAACAAGGCCTGCACCAGACGCTGGGGATTCGTGCGGCATTCCAGGCTTTTGTCTACGCTGTGAAATCGTCTATTTTGACGGCGTTCCGCCGCCCGCCCAAGCGCGGATAACACAATCCGTTGGGTGCTAAATGACAAAACATGCTATCTGCGATACCGCTGAATCCGTTGTAAAGTGTATGGCTTGCAATACGCGCTTCCAAATTGGAGCGCACCTAACAAAGCGTGCGCCTGACGGGGCGAAGGCTGCGCGAAAAAATCGTTCTATTAGTGGCAAGCGTCCTGCAAGAACGCCCCGCAGGTAACGCAATCCATTCGGCGTTTTGTTGCGCGGTCAAAAACTCGTGAGAGGCTATCGTGCTAAAATAAACACATGGCAGATAACCAACATGACATTACTGGATATGAACAGTTGTTGTCGGTTTATAGTGATGAGCAATTGCGGCAGATTGCAGACATTTGCTTGCGGTTGGTGCAGCGCGCAAAAGAGCGACGCTGTGAACAAACACTTATAATAATTTTTAACGACAAGGGATACCCACGTTTTTTTAATGGTAGCGACAATATAAGCGCAATAAAATAGCGCTATAATTTTTGAGACCTGACAGACAAAGAAACGGGGCGCGTTCAATATGAACGCGCCCCGTTTCTTTTTTTTTACCCGATCATAAGGAGAACCAAAATGAAATTTATGCTACTTTTTCTGATTACATTTATTCTTTCAGCTTGCGCGCCAGTCACTGCGCAATTTGTACAACTGCCAGATACGGAAAAACTCGGCGTAACAGCCTTGGTGGTGGCTGTGTCATCTTTTGTGTTTGTTCAAATTGGAACTTTGATTCCATGGACCTCCCCATTTATTTCAAAATATAAAGATGAGATCGCGGCATCCATTGCCGCTGTAATTGTAGGTGTGATCGAGAACTCCATGCCAAGCGCATATCCTGATGTAAGTATATTGATTGTGCAACTTATACTAGCCGCGCTTGCCACTGTTGGAATATTCAAAGCGCTTGAGAAATCTGGCGCGCCTGGATTCCGATCCTAATGCCGACCATACCTGTTTCAGTGTGGGACCAAATAGCTGTTGTAGTTATATTTTCCTTCCTACTTGGCGGTCTAGGCTGGGCGTTGATGAAAATATTTTCAAAAGCCATAGCTGACATTAACGCGCATTACGCCTTGATTGTGACTCACAATAATGCGCAGTGGCAAAAGTATTTTGACGTGCGCGGCGAAAACGACAAGTTGGTAAATGAGCATGTAATAAAACAACTGGAAGGCATGACGCGGATCGTGACACGGCTGGTCTCGGACTTTGAGAAACACGACCTGATGGAGCGGCAGGCTTTGGATGAGATGAGCGGAAAGCGAAAACTATTGAAGCGGAACCCAAACTAGGGAAACCCCATGAACCCTATGCGATAAGGACAACCCCATGATAGCGTGTGGAGCTAAGACACGCGGCGGAGGCGCATGCAAAAGACCACCAGCCAAGGGCAAACGGCGGTGTAAATTGCATGGGGGAGCTACGCCGAGTGGACCGGCAAGCGCGAATTTCAAACACGGCAGATATGCAGAAGTTTTTAAGGGAGAGTTAGCCGCCAAGTTTTTACAGACCGCTTGCGAAACAAAGCCGCTTGATCTTCTTCCTGAATTGGCTGTACAGCGGGCTCTACTTGCACAGCAGATCGAGAATGTAAGCAGCAAGCGCGCGATAAAAAAGGATGATCTACGCTCTGTGAGTGTACTAGCCGAGGATGTAGTGAGGACGGCGGCGACTATTGCCAAGGTCCGGAATGATACGGCGTTGACCGTGGCAGAGATTAAATTTGTGCAGATTGGCATGATGAGGCTGATCGAGAAGTATGTCACTGATACAAACAAACGTAGGAATTTTATCGAGGAACTCCGTGGACTCATTCCTGGCGGGGATGATGCCAGAGATGACGAACCCGAGGCAATTTCCCTACCTTCAGAAGCGGCAAGCGACGCTTCTTGAGGTGTGCGGGTTTTCGTGTAAATCGGTAGGGGAGCAGGACTTCAACGGCTCACTGATAGAAATGTATCAGGCTACGGGCGAGTACAAAACCGCAGAGGCGGATGTGATCGGGTACGGGGGGGCAGCTTACGGCGGAAAAAGTTACGGGTTACTAATCCTGGCGAGAGTTGCGGCTGAGTTATTGCCTGGTATACAAATCGCTTATTTTAGACGGACGTATCCAGAACTGGACGGACCGGGCGCGGCATTCCAGAAAAGCCATGAGGTATTTGGTAATGCGGCGCGGAACAGTGATGGCGGGCGCGAGTGGATATTCCCCAACGGTAGTATGTTTTATTTTCGCCACTGCCAGAATGAAGGGGATGTATATAACTATCAGAGCCAGCAGATTGATATTTTATTATTGGATGAAGCCAGTCATTTCACCTGGTTTATCGTGGACTACCTGCTAACCCGTAACAGAGTGAGCGGTGATATTCCAAACTTCAAACCGTTTGCAGTGATGCCAAGCAACCCCGGCAATGTGGGACATGTGTGGTATTCGCAGTTGTTTGATGTGGAGAAGAAGCAGGGGGAGCACGAGCAGATCAAGCGCACACAAAACCCGAACGGTAAATATTCTGCGACGTATTTTATCCCCGCATTTTTAGAGGATAACCAGATTGGTGTGAGCCGCGACCCTGGCTATGAGGGTAGATTGATGGAGCGTGACCCTGAGATCGCGCGGGCTTTGCGCTATGGTGATTGGACGATCTTCGCGGGGCAGGCGTTCCCAAGTTGGGCGCGTGAACGGGTGGCGTGCAAACCGTTTGAGATACCGGAACATTGGGCGAAGTGGAGGGCGCTGGACTATGGGTTTGTACATCCGTGGGTGGCGGGCTGGTTCACGATAGACCCAAAGACCAGGAGAGTCTATATCTATCGAGCGGTAATGAAAGATGAATTGACCGATACAGAACAAGCGCGGCTGATGGTGAACATGACTCCGCCGGATGAGCGGATTACTGTGACATACGCGAGTCCTGATATGTGGGCAAGGAAGACGGCAGGCAAGAAAATTTTCACATCGGTTGATGAATATAAAGGGGAGGGGGTATTGTTGACACGCGCAGATAATGACCGGCTGAGCGGGGTGCGAAAGGTAAATCGGTTGCTGATGGATCAACCAGACGAGAAGCCCGGCATACAGGTATTCGAGCCTTATTATGATGTGTTTCGCTGTATGGCTACGCTGGTACGCGACGACCATAACCCCGAAGATGTTAAGAAAGTTGACGGGGATGATCCGTTTGATATGTTGAAATACGGATTGACAAACCACAACCAATCAGAAAAAATGAGGCAGGAGAGATTCAAACACCCGCTTCAAGGAGCAAGCCAGATATGGTAGATGTAAAAGCAATGAAACAGCACGCTCAGGATGTGATCGCAATTTACGGCAAGCGGGATAGTACGCTTTATACCCGCTACCGCGAAATGTATTTCATGGAAGATGAATACAAACGCCCGCTCAACTCAGGGGTGGATGAAAAAGATTGGGCTATCACTGTGAGTCCATCCTCGCGGAATGAGGTGGTTGGCATGGTGCGTCTGCTCGATACGGGCGAGATTCATATCACTGCCAAGAGCAAAGGGAAAACGTCAGACCATTCAGACAAGATCGAAGAAGGGCTTAAGACGATCTTGCGTGTGAGTGGAGAGTACAGGCGCGCGCGGGTGGAAAGTGACGCGGCATTATCGGCTGTGCTGTATGGTCCGGTCGTTTTATATGCGGAGTCGTTGGATGATTTGGTAGAGGTGAGTAAGGATGGATACCGCAACAGGCAACTGGCAAAAATACAGAGACGGACACCGTTCCTGATTAAATCAATCAACCCTGAGCAGTCTTACCCTGAGTGGGGAGAGTTCGGATTAGTTTCGCATGTGTGGAGATACAAGGTCGGCGGCGGAGTGCTGAAGGAACGTTGGGGCGTGGACACCAAGGCTAACCAGGATTACACGGTCTATGATATTTACGACAGTGAGAACAGGCTGGTATATGCTGACGGAATCGAACCGGTATTATTTTCAGGACAGCATGGTATGCCTGGCGTGCCGGTTA